AACCAACCGCTTGATGCGCTCATTGGCCGCGTTGAGTTCGCGTTCTAGTTTCAGGCCTTCAGTTAATAGATATGATTCAGTGCAATCTTCCTGTGCCTTACGAAGCGCAAGGTCCATCCTCGGTGTTTCGCTCACGGCTTGTCCTCCTTGGCTTTGAGCCACGTTTGAAGACGTATGTATGTATCTTCTTCTGATACCATCTCACCACACGCCTTCTCCAGCCGCTTGATGCGCTGCTTCTGCTCCTCTGCGCCTTCGCGGAGTTTGGAAACCTTTTGAGTCAGTCGCTCAATCTCGATGTTCGCTGCATTGAGTTCGCGTTCGATGTCGCAACCAACACGCCAGACATCTCCGGTCATGTGTTCCATCGCAGCCATCTGAGCCGCTTGCATTCGGGGGGTGTCGCTCATTTGGCCTCCTTGGCTTTGTTCCATTCATCGATCTTGTCGTACAAGCCCTGAAATGCGGCAGCGGCGCATAGATCGTCACCCGCCTCCTCCAGCCGATTATTGCGGTCCATTAGTTTTGCGCGTTCGCCCATCGTCCATATAATGTCCTTACGTTTCTCCTCGTTCTCTTCTTTGCATAATCTAAGCAACTCGCTTTGCTCATCAACCTTACGAAGAGCGGTGGATAGTTCGTGTTCTAGGTCTGTTTCTCGTTGTGTCATAGATTCAAAATTTATTGAGCGTTATCCCGGAATACGCTCCCCTCCGTGTTCAGAATTAGAACGGCTTCGGATCAAGGTCGTCGGCATCCTCCATCAATGGAACCACGCGCATGTTCTTGATGCGGAGAGTCTTCTTCGTCTCGCCATTGACTTGGTACTCCTCGGAGCGAGCGGTGATGAGCAGCTCCAAGCCGATCATCGTTTTGAGGAACGCCGCATAGCTGCCCTTGGTGCCAAGGAAGTCTACTTGAGTGCCATCAGGAACATTGTGCTTAGTCGCAGCGACAAGCTGATTGACGCGGAACCAGACATTTTCTTGATTGATGTAGCGGTCCGTGATGGATGCGCCGTCTTCGGTTTTGAACGTCACCTTGCAGACCTCGCGGCCCTTGGCATCTAAGGTTTCCTCGACCTTGGAGACAGTGACTGTGTAATCGCCTTCGGCATCAATGTATCGGCCTCCAGCGTCCTTGCGGTTTACTTCGAACATAATTTATTTGGTTTTAATTTTCGGATTTATTCAAGACCCACTTAGGGCATGAAAGGGTTTGCGTTGCTGTTGGATAGGCTGGCCAACTGTCCAGTGCGCGGCATTCGTGCAGCGTCGAAATTGCCTTACGGCGCAAATTCTCGCCAGCTTGAAGCCATTCGGCGTCCAGCTTGTAAATACCGATGGCATACGGAGCCTTACGTTCGACAGCAACGAAGATGAAGTTCTCCGTGCCAGTCATCGCCATGTAGTGAGCGGCCTGAATGTGATAGCCGAACGATGCGATGGTTCGCAGGAACGCTTCAGGAGATGCATCGTCGGTAGTCTTCACATCGACCAGCGTATGATCCTCGATCCACAGATCGGGACGCGCCTTAAGGGCTAGGCCGGTCTGCTCGTCTTGAGCGAAGACCGATGCCTCGATCTTGTGGCTGAGATGAATGATGTCCCAGAATGGATGGCGACGAACACTGTTGGCCACCCCCTGCACATCGATGTCTTCAGCGTGAGTCAGGTGGATGCGTGACTTGTGCGCTTCCTTCCATGCTTTGCCTTCTTTGTTACGTCCGTCGATATCCGGCGGGATGACAGCGACGACTTGAGAGTAGAGTTGCGGTTCGAGTACAGCGGTGTGAATGGCCGTACCCATCTGCATAGACTTTGTCGGCTCCTGATACTCATCCAGCGCGGCCCGATAGTGCGCTGGGGACTTGAGGATCTTGGACATCATGCTTTTGCTGAGAGCTTCAACGGCGTGATACTGAGCCGCTGGCATGTCGAGGTTGACGTGTTGATTGAGAATGCTCATTCGGTGGGAGGGTTAGAGAACACCTTAGCCTTGATCAGGAAGCTGTCGCTGTCGGACAAGATCATGTTGGCAACCTTGGTGGATACATCGCGGAAGTTCTGACCTTCCTTGATCAAGTTCTTCGAGAGCAGGAACGCATTGGCGATGTCGGAATGTGGCTCAAGTATCTGCTCTAGTCGTTCGACGAGCGTGAAGGTCGATTCCGGCGTCACGTTGACCGTCTGGCGCGTCGTAGTTGTGACGGAGGGTGCTGGTGCCGGATTGGAGAAGTCGGCTACTTCCTCGACGCAATATCGACCCTGAGTAATGCGGGGGTCGAGCATCCTTGTGGCAAGGCTCACCAGACGCGCTCGCATCATGGCAGCTGGAAACTTTTGCCATCCACTTCCCGCTTTGGCCGGAAGCAGACCGGCCAGCTTGGCATCTTCGGTCGTAAACGAAATGCGGATCTTTTTCTGACCCTTGCAAAAATCAGCGATGGCAGCTTGGGCGTCAAATTGCACCCAATCTACGTCCCATCCCGAATCCATCAGGCCGGACAACATGGCCTCGGATTTCATAGCAATCTGGCCATTTATGACGTGATTAGACCTCTTCCACGTCAGCGGAGTTTGCTGACTAGCAATGCACTCAAGTGCCAGAACATACCCTTGCTCGGCTTTGGTAAGTCCAAATAGTCCTGAGTGAGCCATCCACTCACCTAAGGTTTTTACGGCGTCGAGCGACGTGCATGCTTGGGAGTAGAAGTCTGCTCCTGATTGAGGTTGCTGTTCGAGTGACTGCGGCTGATTTGCCGCGACTGATATCGATGTATTGCTCATGGTTTTATCTTATTTTTGTTCTCTGACACGTCTGCCATTCAGCAGACAAAATTATTTGGAAATCATCGGATACTTTCGGTGATGCGCTTCATGGCATTGTTTGCAAAGCCATCTTACGTCAAGCCGCTTGTCTTGATCGTAACTTTCGTGATGAGCCTCTGGAACGCACGTCTTCATGCAAGCTGAACAGGATTGGGGCCGGACAAGCTTTCCAGACTTCAGCGCCAACATGACCGCCTTTCTTGACCTCTGTTTCTCTGGGTATTTTATCTGGGATGCCCTGTTCAATCGACGCGCTCGTTCAAGATGTTTTTCGTATCTGGCTGCATCATTCTTTATGTTGAAATAAGTAGCTCGATGGTACTCGGTTTTTTTCAATATGTTAGCTGCGTAGTAACCTTTGCCATACTCGCTCAGCCACTCCTTGTTCTCGGCACACCATTTTTTCTGATAGGCCAAAAGCTTCCCCTTATTGTCCTGCTTGTATTGCTTGCAGCATGCTTTGCAATACTTCTGGTAGCCGTCGGTGTTTGTTCGTTTCTTTGAGAATTCTTGGAAACTTTTGTCGGCCTTGCACTTGGCACACCGTTTAGTCGCTTGAACCTGTTGAACCTCGGTAGTCATTTCACTTCCTCCTGAGGCTTTAATTTCCGGGCGAACGGATTGACCTCGTCTCGCATGATCTTCGATTCAAGTAGCGCGGCAATGTCGCTCTCGGTGAACAGGATGCGCCTTCCAACCCGACGGTGTTGCGCGCCTTCGCGGCAGAGTCGTCGCAGCGTCTCCTCGCAGAGGTTCAGCATCTCGGCGGCAGTCTCGGTTGTGTAGCACTTCATGGTTCGTTGGAAACCGCAACTAGGTGATAATCAGGGAGAAAATCCAAAATCCCGTCGCGTTACCTCAACGCGCTCTACGCCTAGTTGCAGAAATTTGTAAGGTGAAACTAGCAGTTGCCCTTGGTCGTGTCAACGTGTATCGCAAAGTTTTTTTAGGACCAAGCCGCTGCAACCAACCTAGCGGTTTTCTGACCATCGTTCTCAGGCATTTCCCGATATTCCGATTCAGGTTCGCCATTGTTGGCCACCTTCTCCTTGCTCTTGAATTTGCGCTTCTTCAACGATGCTAGCTCCTTTCGAATTTCAGCCAATTCGCGGTTCATGTCGCGGCGAAGTTGAGAAATTTGGCTGAGCATGAAGTCCTTCCTAGCCTCCTCGCCAGTCGGCACCCAATCGCAGCCGCGCCATAAGCGGTGGATTTTATCGAAGACCAACACCCCACTCTTCACGTTCCGCATTGAGTTGAACGATCGAACCGCATCCTCCTGACCGTAGTCCAATGCGCGGCGTATGTTGTTGATAACCTCGGACTTCGCCGGATCAACGTCATGCTTTGTCGGCTCCATCAGCCGGAAGTTGGCTCGCAGTGTCGAACCGTTTTCTAGATAACCCATAGGTAAGTTTAATGTGAGGTTGGCAGGATTGATTGTCAAGTAACCAGATCTAAATTTATTCCAGCTTATCGAAAAGTTATCCTTGGTCTACCTACTCATCTAAAAGATAAGCCTCCCCTTCTTAAAAAAGGGGAGAGGCTTAATTCCAAAACCGAAATGCTTGCACCGGCTCCTGACGGGCCGGACGCATTCGGTTTGGAAAAGTAGCGGCTGAAGCCTTGAACGCCGTTCAATCGATCGATCGATATAGCGTTCAAACGCTCTAAACGCCTTGCTGGCGCGTTTTGATTGTCCGGTGATGTGTTGATAGCGGACGTGGCTGTCGCGTCGCTAGAATCGAATCGATGAAATGGCATGGTTATTGGCCTACTTTTTATCCGGCGAAAAGTTATCAGGGTTTGATTCGCTCCGTCACCGGATACACATCGTAGTCCTCGCTGAGTTCGACCGGGACGACGCGGATTCGACCTTGCGTGTACTCGCCGGGATTTAGCTCGCGAGCCGCCTTCTCCGCTTCCTTGCGCGAGGAGAATTCGACCGTGCGATAGCTGATTATCCGCTCCTTTAAGTCGCTCCAGCCAATCGCGCCGGATAACTGGACCTTGTAGATCGGCTTCGCGAACAGGTTGCGGCTCATAGCGTCTCCGAATCAGGTGTACCGGGACAAAGCACATCGCCGTCCTCGCGTTCGATGATGAGTTCTAGGATCTGAACGCCATCCTTCGCGATGAGGCTACAGATATGCTTGTTGTCGTCGTAGATACTGAGCGGAGTTGCGCCGTGTTCTTGTTCCTCGCCCGTGAGGATTGCGTTGAACAGATCAACGATGGTCTGGGCGTTCTGTTTGGACTGGATGGTTAGTTTCATTTAGTTGCTATGGTTTGCTGCTTTTCGAGAGAGGAGAGCTTGCGCATGACACGACGGCCATAGGCGCGGGAGGATGAACGCTTGAGAGCTTTTGGCCCACCTTGCCAGAGCCGAGCGAGGCTTTCATCGCTGAGATGTTTTCCGTAATGCGAAAGGTATGCATTTGCGATGAAGATCGACGTTGCTCGATTTGTTACCTGAGCGTGCGCGTAATGCGTTCCCATGATGCGGTTTACGTCGCGGACCATGATTGGCTTGATTTGAAGCGCGCCTAGTTCGCCGTGCTTGCCGCGAGCGAGGTCATTTCCCGCTGATTCGATCTGGATAAGCGCGGATAAGAGCAATGGATGCATGATTTAATGCGCGATAGAGTTTTATTCGTGGGATTTGATGCGCGGGGGATGTTTTAACGGCTCGATTACGGATTGTCTCGCATAACCGTGCGGACGACACGTCCTCCAAATCGCTTCGCCAGTCGTTGCGCGTCACGTTTGCCGTTCGAACCTTGGAACGTGTACTCACTTTTGCGGAATTTGCCGAAATAAACCGTCCAATAGACTTTCATTGCTGGCCTTTCGCCTTGGCGATGATGGCGCGAGCGTAGTCTAGGTCTTCGTCGTCGGCCATAGGATGCGCGAGGCGTTCCAGCGCGGCGAGAAGATCGGGAGCGGATGAGATGAGAATGGCGTTTGGTTTGGCGCAGGTATTTTCAATGACCCTCGCAATGATATGCCCATTTGCGGCCTCAATTTCCCATCCAGTGTACAATCCCAATGTTCGTTTCCAAGGTGCGTCGCTCGGAGTCGTAAGGTAATTTCTAGCCATAATTTTATTCGTCGTTTTTAGATTCAACCTGTCGTTTGTAGTCGTTCCATTCGTTCAGAACTTCATGGCCCACAGGAACTGCATCCGCAATCTTGCGCGTAAGGTAAAGCAATCGCTGATATTTACCCTCTTCCTGCGCGTGTAACGCATAGGCTCGCAGGTACAGCTCGCGATAGGTTGGCGGCTTGGGTTTCACTCGTTTCCTTTTGCTTTCGCGATAGCTTCACGCGCCTGATTCAACGCTAACTCGCCCCATCCGCACGGACCATGCTTGGGCAACATTTCCGCAACCATTGATTCCAGCTCAATCAAACTGGCCAGCAAGTCAGGCGCGGAAGCGATGAGGTGGGCGTTGGCAAGCGGTTCGTCCATGTGAGGCGCGAAGGCGCTGACGTTGATGAAGGCGAGGGAAAGAGCGCCGTGAGTATGGTTTAGCGATTCGTCGCGTCCATCGATGATTTTAAGAGCCGAATGTGATGGGTCGAAACGATCCTCATCGAATCGGACAAGCCAAGGGCCGGGGGTATGGGTTTTCATTGGTTCAGGCGTTGACGGAGTATTCGGACGCGAAACGAATGCCTTCGGCGCGGCCAGAATGGGAGCCGCCTAGTTCTAAGTCCTCGCGCTGGCCGTCGCCCAATTGCTTCGACCATGCGTCCCAATGTTCGCGTGAATCGCAAAAGGGAATGCCGCAATCGCGGTGTAGCACCTGCGCGAACGACGAATAAAAGTCAGCGCGGACGGATTCGACCGCATCTTCCATCTCGATAGCGCGGAGCAATTGCGCATCCATGCGGGAGAGTTCCATGCGCGGAAGCAGGATTTCTACGGCAAAGTCGCGAGCGTCGGTCCAGACGCTGCTGTAGGCGTTGGTTTTGAGCCACAGGCTGCCGTCATCGAATATGTGGTACTCGTTTGAATCGGGGTTGCCGATACCGCCGCCGGGTCGAATGGATTCGGACAGGTTGTCCGCGAACGGGGGGAGCATTTCGATGAGGTCGTGTTCCTCCCATGACAGGCTGCGACACATGACGTAAGTCTGGCGGATGTAGGCCAGCGCGGATTGCGGGAGGTTGTCCGGCTTGAATGATTGCAGGATAACATCGCGAGCGATGAGCTTTTCGAGGATGGGGATTAGTTTTGGATTCATGATTCGGAATTGTTAGCGGATAGAATGGCCTACCCTTTCGCACCACGCTTGCGGCATGATGCGCGGAGGATGGGTCATTTAATCGAGACTTGACCAGAGGGCGGAGCCGCGAAAGCCGGAATAATGGACCTCGTATCGTGGGGGATTTAGGACACCAGTTTCGCGCCACAGGTCGAGTTGTTGCTGCGCGTAGGCTATCGCGTCGGCTTGGGTTTTCGCCCACTGGACTAACTGAGGTTTGGAGCCGCTCGAAAGCGCGGTTTGCATGACGTAGTATTTCATTGGATGCGCGGGGAATGGGTTAAATTTGACAATTTGGGCAGCGCGAGAGCAAAGATCTTTTTTCGACTTTCTTGCCGCATCGAACGCACGAACGCGCATTCGAACGGGAGTTTTGGGATGGCTGGCGGATTGGCCCGGAACGCTGCATTTTGGCGATAGCGTCCCAAGATAGGCCTACAGCGCCGTAGCTTTGGCGTTCCGAAAGATAGGATTTCATCTCTTCAAGTGTCATAAGTGCGCGGGGATAAATCAGAATTGCTGAATGACCAGTCCGCCTTCGAATTCGATTACCTGAGTCCGGTTTTGAAGCCATTCAAGCGCGGACTCTTCCTTTGAATCGATGCCTTCCTGAAATCCGAAGTCCTTAGCGGCAGCAAGCGCGGAAGGATATTCCGCCCACTCGCAGCAGACAGCGATAGGATCGAGTTCGATATCGGTGTCCGTCCATTGTTCGATATTTTCAAAATGCTCGAACAAGGCGCGACGGGCGGGGACGCTGAATTGAGTTTCGCGTCCGCATAGGCGGAAGGCGTCAACGAATTGGAATTCTGAGACGATTGTTTTCATGGATTTGTTAAGATCGGGAACCGTGATTGGTTCACCGCTGCAACCTACCGTTTCCGATAGGCTGGCGCGGGGAATCAAAGGCGGATGATGCCTGAAAAGATCATTGCCTTGCGCCAGTATTTCGTAAGGCGCGGGGAGTTTTCCCTGTCGAAGTGAAGCGACTCCGTGCGTTCACTTGCGTCGCGATAGTCCGTTTCAGGATAGGACGAAAGCCATTCGAAAGCCTCGCCTTGCGCCGGATAACATGAAGGATTCGGATGGGATTTCATTAGGGAAACCAATTCGCGGAACGTGACGGATTCGGATTCGACTAGGAAACCGGATTCGGCGGATTCGCCTTCCTCTGCGGATTCTGGAGTGACTACGTCAAAGGTTCGGGAGATTAAGATCATGGGATGGGATGGTTTGGATTGAAGGAGAGCGTCAACCTACCGTTGCCGATAGATTGAAGCTTGCCGTCAATTTGAGGCTATTTGATTGACCGCCTTTGAGCCTGATCCATGTGGTTTGAAACCGACAATGAAACCACGGTTGCCCTTGGCGCAGAGACGACACTTGTCGCATGAAAGCCCTTCAACGCGTTGCGCAGGGCATATGACCACGTGGTTGCCCTCCGGTGTCGTGAATCTATCGGGACTATCTTGCGGGACTACGGCCGCAACGGGCAGGCCTAGCTTCGAAAGAGCGTCGGCATGGGCAACGGAGTTTGCCGATAGATTGACAACAAAACCGGCCGCGTTTGCAGCCCGTAGGGCCGTTAGGTTGCTGCCCGTGGGCGGTTTGTGCGTGTAGGTAAAACCGCGTTTGCCCTCGTTTGCTTCCGTCAATTGGGCAAGGGCAGTTGCGTCAATCGCGTTGCCGACACCGGGCAAGTCGCCAGCCTGATTATGCCGCCAGAGTTGCCCGGCCGGAAAGTTGCGGACTTGCTTAATGAACGAAAGCCAATCTATGCCGCGTTCGCCCGACGTGACTTTGCTCCAATGCAAAGCCAAAGGACCGCCCTTGGCATAGCAGCCTTTAACCTTGAAAGGGCAGGCTTCGGGGCAAGTGTCGGCGGCCGACGTAGACACCGGAATGGGGCCGGTTTTGACGTTTGCGGATTTGAGGGTGAGATGGACGTTCATGGTTTGATAAATTCAAAATTGAGTGACGACGAAGAACCAATAAAAGGCAAAGCCTAGGACGGTGTAGGTGATGGTTTGGAAGAGGAGAGAGAGGAGTTTGCGGCGCATGGGATTAGAAGTAAGTGAAGGAGAGGTTAATGTCTGAAATCTTAGGAAGTCCGGCCTTGGCTCGGATAGCGTGGGCTTGCTTTAAAAGTTTGCTGACTTGCTTTAAATCACCGGCCTTGGCTGCAGCCTCGGCTTGAATCAGGACTTGGCGAACGGCTTGCTTTTCTTTCATGGGTTCAGACTAGGGGAGAGAGGAGAGAGAGTCAAAGAAAAAGTTTGAAAAAGTTTTGAGAGAGAGAAAAAGGCCGGATTTACTGGGGAAAACGAGGGAAAACGAAGGAAGGAAAAAGCGACTGGCGAAGAGGGAAAACGGACCGTCACAAGCCAAAGGTTGAAAGCCGCAACAAAAGCCGCTATGCGTCAAGCATGGCGAAGCCAAGCGAAGTCTGGGACACGGTCAAAGCCCGATACTTGTCGGGAGAGGAATTGTCGACGATTGCAGTCGATTTGAAGCTATGCGTTGAAACGGTGCAAACCAAAGCAAGTCGAACCGGATTAACGAAGTTAAGGCGGCAGATGCAAACGGTTTGCAAAGAGAATAAAGCCCAAAGCTTAGAAAGTCTCTCCGCGCTTGTCCGTTCGAAACTAGCGGCGGATGCAGCGTCAACGCTTGAACGAATCGATAGTTACGACCTAGATGGGATTAAGGATGAATCGGTTCGCGAGACGATACTAGGCTCAGTCGCCAAGCGCAGCGCACTCGTGTTTGGATGGAGCGAGGCTGGCGATTCAACGTCCGTGTCCATTAACTTGCTTGGCTCCATGCCGGATAGGTTCGCGGAGGTTGTAGTTACGAATCCGGTTTGAAGTGAATATAACACTCATTGTACAACGCATGGGGGCTTATGATTGGGATAAGTTAAGCTAATGGGGCAAAAGGATTGTTTTCTGGCAGAATGGCATGATTGTTGACGTAGAGACTGGCACCCCCTTTGCGGGTGGGCTTCGTTTACGATACCCCCCTCAAAAATTTTCCGCCTTTTTGACCATGTTAAGTAAAATTAAAATTGGTCAAGTTATTTCTCTCAATCAAGCAGAGAGGAAGTTGGCCCACTTCGTAGCCAAGAATCGCAACGGCAATAATCGTCGTTTCAACATTACGAACTTGAAGGTTAGCGCGGATGACGCTGCGACTGTGGATCTTGAGGGTGTATGCGGAGAGATTGCTTTCTGTAAGCTATTTAATGTCTACCCCGACATCGATACGGATCGTGAGCCTCCGCACCCGCTCTACGACGCAGTTATTCCGCCTCCACCGGGCATTCGCATCGATGTGAAGACGACGAAGTATGATGGCGGCAAGCTGCTGGTCGATTCGCGCAAGGGCGTCAAAACGCTGGGCGTGGATTACTATGCGCTGATGACCGGACAATTCCCCGGTCCGTATACCTTCCGAGGCTTCATCGCGAGGGAGCAGATCATCCAACCACATAGACTTGGCCTACTTGGAGGATGCAAAAGCTACATGGCGGATCAGAGCGAACTGACGGACGAGGTAGATATATTCTGATTGACTCGTGATACATAAAATGTATCCCTCGGTCATCGACCTTAAACGGGAACGTGGATTGGTCGTCCACAGCAAAACTGTCTAAGCGGCAATGACGCTCCGCAAAAGTAGAAGGTAAGCTAGTCCGCTATCGTTTGATGGATGGATAGAATGGCCTACCAAATGCAGATAACGTCGGTTTAATTTTTACTTCTCATGCCCTGTCCTAATGTCTTCAACGCCTTCGCCGTAGCGACTGAGTCGCTCGCGCAGGACGTCTATAAACGCGCCTCGTACCGCTCGATGTGGCTCAACATGATTGAGCGCGGCGAGTATCCTCAAGGTACTGGCTTGACCCAGACCTCGTTCAACACGACCAGCATCGAGCCGACTTCGGCTGATCAATGGTCGGCCATCACCCTTGCGAGCGGCAACCCCGGCAGCAACGGCGGCGCTTGCGATGTCACCTATAATGACGTTCCGGTTGGTTTTAATTCCGTTACATGGAGTCCCGAGCGTTTCGCGCTGAAGGGTCCGCTTCTGTGTAAGGATGATCTGACCTATGACCACCGCGTCGAGGCGTTCTTGCGCGTGTATTTGGAGAAGCTCTCCATCCGTGCGCAGCGTTCTTGGGAGGTCCGTTATCAGAATACGTTCGCCAAGTTCGCTATCAAGGCAGTGGCCGACTCGTCCTTCACTCAGGATGAGACGATTCCCTCTGGCGTGAATGAGTTTCCGTGGATTCAGACTGGCTCAGTCGGTCAGGCGCTGAACCAGTCTACGTCTGAGTTGACTCAAGAGATGCTCGATGTGGCGGCTTCTACGCTCATTCGCAACGGTGCCACGAATCCCGATAGCTCTGGCTTCATCAGCTATAGCAGCGACGGCCCAGTGTTCCCGTTGTACATCGGCTTGGAAGCCAGCCAACGCATCGCTCAGAACAATCCTGCGTTCCGCGATGACGTGCGTTTCGCTGATCAGGGTAGTGGCGCTGGAGCGGAGTTGCTCAAGCGCATTGGCGCGAACCGCGTGATTAAGAACTTCCGGCATGTGCCGAATCTGTTCCCGCCCCGCTTCACTTACGCTGGCGGCAAGTACACGCTGATTCAGCCCTTCACCAGTGCGAACGGCACGAAGGGTACTGTGTTCAGCGTCAATCCGAGCTGGACGACTGCTCCGTACGAGGCCGCGTTCATCGTGACTCCGTATGTGTTCAAGTCGCACATCGTGCGTCCTGTGAACCGCGTTGGCGATCTGAGCTGGATGCCGACCAACTACATGGGCGAATGGCAGTGGGTTACTGGTGCCTATAAGTTCGATGTGTCATGCGACGATCCTCTGGAGAAGAAGGGTCAGCATTATGCTGAGTTCGTTCATGCTTGTGAGCCTATCTTCACCAACCAAGGAATGACTATTATCTTCCGCCGCTGCACAGGCGCGCTCACGACCGTAATTTGTTCGTGATTGAATCAAATTGATTGACTCAGATACCGCTACGGGGCAACCTGTGGCGGTATTTTTATGCACATCAAACGTGGAACGATTCGAGAAGATGGGATGGTTTTCTGGGGTTATTGTGGAAAAACTCCAGATGGACAGCCTTTTCCGTACTGGCTGAAGCCTGAAATCTATGAGCAAGAACGAGAAAAGTCGAAAGCAAGGCTAAAGGTCAGATACGCATCTCGAAAAAGCGAGTATTACGAGAATCAAAAAGCGTATCGCGAGAATAACAAGGAGAAGGTGTTTGAATCAAAGCGCCGTTATCGCGCAAAAAACGCTGTGAAAATCAAACTTCGAAAGCAAAAGTACGGCGTTGAAAACCGAGACAAAATCGCTAAGTCGTTAGCAAATCGTCGCGCCAATAATCCGATAGCTCGAATGGCCAACTCCATGCGTCGCTCGATACGCCGGTATCTGGACGCTGGTCAAAAAGGAGAGATGAGCAGCTTTGAAATCATCGGTTGCTCAAAGGATGATCTTCGGAAGCATCTCCAATCAAAGTTCAAGGACGGCATGACTTGGCAGAACTATGGAAAGCACTGGCACATCGACCACATTGTCCCGCTGATTTCATCCAAGTCGGTGGAAGAGATAAAGAGGCTTTGCCGCTGGACGAATCTTCAGCCTCTAACCGCGTTCGAGAATATTTCCAAAGGCGCTAAAATTCCTGTTGCAGGATGTCAGTGATGCGACACTCTTTGCCGCGTTGGATCAGTGGGTTGAATGTCTTGTAAAGCGCCTCGTTGTGAGGCACCCCGTCATCGGCCTGAAAAGCTGGTGGCGGGTTTTTATTG